AAACTTAAGCCCACCAGTTAGGATTAACTTATTAAATATATCATTTTCAGCACTCACTTGCCAGACTTCTTTCTAGCCTTTGCTAAAGCGTCAAAATCTTTTACCTTAGTATCTCCAAGGTATCCCCAAGCATAACCATCATTGATCATCATGTCGTTAAGAGATACGGTGTCTCCATTAATATATACCCATCCTAAAATGCGACCATACTTCTCAGAAGAATCCATCTTCTCAGTCTTAATAATTACAGACTTCGCATCCTTTAGAGCCTTCTTCAAATACTCTTTAGACTCAAGACCAAGAGCCTTCTCTTTAAGATCTTTAGTGCGAGACTCAGGTGTATCAATACCAGCCAATCTCACACGGGATTGAAACAAAATATCAAACCCTAAATCAATAAGAACATCAATGGTATCTCCATCTACTACGTTTTCTACTTTTCTTACATAGTATTCATACATTTTTTATACCGCCAACTTTTCTCGTTCGTCAAGTATAGTAATAGCAAACTTCATCATTTTGTCATACCCTACTGCGTTGTCCATTACCTTATTGTAGTGGTGCCCACAGAACAATAGTTCTCCGTTTAAGCCAGTGACCTTGACTAAGGCTTCTGCTTGGCACCTATCACAGCGATCAATTGGAGACAACTGCCATTCTTGCTTTACTTCATCTTTAATCATTGTAAACATATTATACCTTCCGATTGTCGGTTTTATAAAATCCAGAGCCATTGAATGTGACTCCTATATCTGAGTATACACGAACTAAGGGCTTATTGCAAGTCTCACACTTATACCCTGGATCTTCTTCTGACATAGATCTAATTTTTGTATATCTTGTTCCACAAGGCATACAGTCATATTCGTATGATGGCATTATTTCTTCTTTTGCTTAGCCTTTACTTGCCATACTGGAAGTTTAAGTTCATCTCCAGACCACTCATAGCCTAGTACTTTTACTACAAACTTAATAATTTTAATACGCATTACTTAACCTTGCTTCCAAACTTTGCCCAGACTCTTTCATGAAGATAGAAGAAAGTCATTTCTAGTGCTAGGTATGAAAGCCCATACAGACCAACATATTCCCACTCTGCCTCTCCAGTATAGTACTTAAGCACGAAATAGATTATTCCAGAAACAAAAGTAAAGTGTACGAATGGCCAACTGATTGTTTTTAGTAATGATTTTTTTCTAGATTCCATTATAGAGCCACATGTCCTTTGCCTCCGCCACCTGCTGACTTCTTTCCTGCTTTCTTGGCAGGCTTTGTAGGTGTAACTGCTTCTGCTTTGTTCAGTAATGGAGCATTTTCTTCACCAGTATAAACTGGACGACCCCAACCAACAACAGCATTGATCAACTTCTTCTTGTTATTCTTGACGTATGCACGAGTCTTCTCTACACACATTCCGCCATTTCTTTGGTCTCCCTTTGCAGTTCCTGAAGTGTTTCCTTCAATAACTTGAATAGTTCCATCACCATTGTTCTTAATGCAAAGACCAACATGAGAAATACGATTTACACCATCTTCTGGGAAATCAAAATAAATCCAATCTCCTGCTTGTGGGTCATCATTACGAGCATCTGACCAACGCTCAGCCTTCTTAAACCAATCTGCTGCTGCTACTGTTGACGCAGACTTAGGGAATGATTTTACTCCCGCAGTAAATGCACACCAAGAAACGAACGACTGGCACCATGGTTGGAAGTTTACCTTAATCCATGCACCATACTTTGTTTCGTTATCCTTTGGGCCTTCTATTGTGCCCACTTCTTTCTTTGCAACCTCAATGATTGCTTCTAAACTACCTTTTGCTGCCATGTTGCTCTCCCTTAAGTTGTAATTAATTATAGCACATTTGACAAACCCCTGTCAAGACGGTCTAAAGGTGTATACTATACATATGATAATAACTAATCCAGATCCAGATATCTTTGTCATTAAAGATTTTATATCTGAGGGTGAGGCAAAAATCCTTGTGGACTTAGCGTTTAACGCTACACAAGAAGAATGGTCTAAGTATAACTATACAGAAAGACATGAAAATGATGAGTGGGAAGACAGAATGCTTATTCTTGAGCATTGTTCAGGTTTTTTAGATAAACAAAATAAAATTGTTAGCAATACCTTTAATAATATTAAAAAACAAATAGGGGAAATACTTAAGAAAGATTTGTATGAATACATAGGATTTAAAACAATATATAGATCAACCATAGGACAAGAAATGAAAACGCATAGTGATTCTGGTCTTGGTCCTAAGTTTAAGTACGGTGTTGTTCTTTATTTAAACGATGACTACGAAGGTGGTGAAATATTTTATCCCAATGTTGGGGTTGAGTTTAAGCCAGAAGCATGCAGCCTTGTTTTACATCCAGCACACGAGGCGTATAGACACGGAGTTAAAGCGGTATCTCTTGGAACAAGATACTCAATGACAGTTTTTTTAAAACTAAAATAGCCTTAAACTGTTACTAGAACTGGATTAAGAACAGACTTTGCTCCAGCAATAGCCTTCTCGATTTCAGAACAAACAAAGGCAAACTCTTCTTCAAAAATTTCTGGAGATCTGTCAGCGCCCATTGTTGGGTTTTTTCCTTCTGCAATCATTGCATCTTTTAAAGTTTTTTCAATGTCGTAGTTTAGGACTGTGCATGTAAAATGCTTCATTACATATCCATCCTTATCGATCAAATACTTCTCATAATTCCCACCCATTTGAACTCCATCGTAGAATCCGATGTTTAGCCAAGGTGATTTAAACTTTCCTTCAACATTTCCATCTTCTAAAGAATCTCTCATTGAACGCAACATTTCCATCTGTGATGAAATTTCTGCATATAATTCGTGAGGTGGTAGTGTTGGATGTCCTAGTCCGTTAGTTCCAGCGCTAAGTCCATTTTCCAATACTTCGTTTAGCAACTCATGAGGAACGGAAGAAACCATCTCTGAGTATTTAAAGGTTGTGTTATAAATTTCTTCTCCGTAAGCCTTTGAGTCTAGACCACAGGTAATTCCTTGTGACCACTTACCCTTAGTAACTCCTGGACCACAATAGTCGTTTGTTGGCACAGCGATAATCTCAAAGTCTTCGCTGTTGTATTTATCTTGAAGCATCTGTAAAACTTCTAGTTGATTAGCGTTACCGCAACCGACTGTAGTATTGGCAACTAACGTAACCTTACCCTTGTATTGCTCAAGGTGATTTGGTGTGCCTTCTGCTGAGTTTAGGGGGATGTCATAGATTGATTTCATGCTTACATTATAACATGTTTTTAAGGGCAGTTTTTGGTCATGCCCAGGACACCTATAGTTTACTTAGATCCGAATGGATAAGACAAACTCGACATTACAACTTTGGTCAAGGCATTAAGATACCCTGAAAAACTGTCGGTTGTGTTATTTCCAACAAATGTGGCTGCAGATTTAACAGTTGCAGGAGAAGTTCCATAGATAGTTACTGTAGATCCATTGTATCTAGTAATAACTGTCTTTCCAACAGCAACAACATCTACTCCAGGACCCCTGTTTGAAGATTTTTCCCAAACTCCTGGTGAAACAATTGCAGCAGTTGCAGTAGCATTAGGAATACATGAAGGATATCCAATTACTGTTGTAGACCCTTGATTGCCAGTTGAAACAAATGTTGGAATATTCTTTGCGCTTAGTGAAGAAATTGCAGCGTTTGCTGCTACATCAACAGGTAATTTAGGAGTAGAACATCTTGTTAAATTATCTGTAGAAACAGAGGCTTGGCTAATTGAAACAGCATCAATGCTATACTTATCAGCATTATTTGCAACCCAAGCAATACCCTTTGCTAGTGCTTCTTGAGTATTTACTGAGTTTCCAGTAGTAGAACTAATATCTGAAACTCTAACAAAAACAATTTTGACATTTGGATTTACCAAAAGTGCAGACTTTACCATAGCATCACCATGGTATGTTCCACCAGTACCCATATCTGTTGGCCAAACTTTTGTACCTGCTGATCCTGGACCTTCCATAGTGTTTGTTCCATTTGGACATCCAGTTATGGTTCCAGTAGTAAAGCATGCTTCGTATATTACAGATGGATGCTTTGCAGAATTAATTGCTGTATCAATAATAGCAAGAACTCTTTGATCTTGTGCCTGTGCTGGCTGAACTGCTGTGATTACAAGTACTGCTGATAGTAGTGCTAGTAGTGCTTTCTTCATTTATTTTATCCTTTGTTTGTTGTTTGTTTATTCTTTTATTTTAAAAACTACTTGACATGGATCTCCACCGTCTTCCCATTCCTGCTGTTCTTCAGCAGTCATGTATGGATCTCCATCATGAGTGTTACAGAACGGTTCTGTAATCCACCCTCTATCTATACCGTTTTCCAACCATATAGTAAACTCATCGTGATCTATTTCTTCTAACATATAATAATTATACCCCTAAGCACTGACAATGTCAACTGGACCCATGCAGGATGGGCTAAATTTTATGGCTGCATTAACTGCCTGAAGAACTCTATTTCTTGCATTTTTTTGTTTGTCTGTGGCATACAAAACCCCATACGCATACTCTGCTCCAGAGCCCATGGCTAGATATGGAAGTGTGTATTTAGATAAAGACATATCTCCAGAACTGTGTTCATATATTTCTCCACGAATTGCTACAAGAAGTCCTAGATCTCCATCCTTAGATGTATCAACCCAGAACTCATTATAAAATTCACGAAGTTCTTTAA